TAGGCGACATTTACAAATTGGGTCAGCATCGACTCATGTGCGGTGATTCAACAAGTTTGAATGATGTGGATAAGTTAATGCAAGGCGTTTATCCAGATTTGATTCATACCGACCCACCATATGGCATGAACGCTGTAAGCAAATCTTCAGTCCTTAAAAAGAATTACAAAGTTGACATTCTTGGCGATGACAACCAAGATGTGGCAAAAGACGCATTTAATCTGATTTTTGGCCTATATCCTGAATCAAAGCATATTTGGTGGGGAGCCAACTATTACAGTTCCGCATTGCCAGACAGCGAATGTTGGCTTGTATGGGATAAAAACAACGGCCAATCAGACCAAACCGACTGCGAATTGGCATGGGCAAACTTCCGTAGTGTTGTCCGTCAATTTACGCAGGCATCTGAAAAGACCAATCGTGTCCATCCAACGCAAAAGCCCGTGTCATTGATGGAATGGATTATTAAACGCTTCAAATTGTCAGCCAAAACAATCGCCGACTTCTTTGGTGGTTCTGGTAGCACATTGATTGCCGCCGAGAAGAATGGCATCCAAGCTTTTATAATGGAATTTGACCCAAAGTATTGCGATGTTATAGTAAAGCGTTGGGAAGATTTCACAGGAAAAAAAGCCGTTCTTTTGACAGAAACTGAAGAAAGTGCTTAAAATTTAAGCGAGTTCCCCTTAATAAAGATGCCAATCATTCCACAACAGGCTCATGAGCCAACAGATGAGAAACGAAAACTGGTCGAAAGCACTAGTGGTTTAGGCTTGCCCCACGAACAGATCGCTATCTTGGTCGGCATAGATGACAAGACTTTGAGGAAGTATTACCGCACCGAACTGGATACGGGCAAAGCCAAAGCCAACGGGCAGATCGCTAAAACGCTGTTTTCTAAGGCGGTGGCAGGCGACACTACCAGTTTGATTTGGTGGACAAAGGCGCAGATGCGCTGGTCTGAAACTGTTAAACAGGAAGTCACAGGCGCAGATGGTGAGCCTTTGCAGGGCATTCAGGTAACATTTGTTCAGCCTGAAGTCAAAACGGATGAATGAAGTAAGTGCAAAAATTCAAAAAGCGGAGTTTCCTGAGAAGCTCGCTTGCTTATTTCAGCCTGCTAAGTCTCGGTATCGCGTCCTATATGGTGGTCGTGGTGGCGCTAAGTCGTGGGGCATTGCTCGGGCTTTACTGATTAAGGGCGCTAAAGACCCTCTCCGTATCCTCTGCGCTCGGGAGTTTATGACCTCAATGAAGGATTCTGTCCATAAGCTCTTGTGTGACCAGATCGACGACTTGAGCCTAAATGGGATGTACGAGATAACCCAAAACACTATTCGGGGCAAGAACGGCACAGAATTTAACTTCGTTGGCCTCAGAAACAATATCGCTAACGTCAAGTCATTTGAAGGTGTGGATATTTGTTGGGTAGAAGAAGCTCAGTCAGTGTCTGGCAGATCCTGGGATGTTTTAATTCCAACCATCCGTAAAGAAGAATCGGAAATCTGGATCAGTTTTAACCCTGAACTGGAGACAGACGAGACTTATCAGCGCTTTGTCCTGAACCCTCCAGAAAATTCAGTGGTCACAAAGATCAATTGGAATGACAACCCGTGGTTTCCTGACACGCTGCGCTTAGAGAAGGATTCCCTTAAGCTGCGGGATATGCAAGCCTATAACACCGTCTGGGAAGGCATTTGCCGACAAACCGTGGATGGCGCGGTATTCGCTAGAGAACTCCAGCAAGCTGACCTAGAAAACAGGATCACAAGGGTAGGATATGACCCTTCAAAGCCCGTTCACGCTGTATTTGACCTTGGTTGGAGCGATGCGACCGCTATTTGGTTTGTCCAGTTCATTGGCATGGAGACGCGCTTGATTCGCTATATTGAAGACAGCCAAAAGACGATTACCGATTACCTGGCTAAGATGCAGACCTTCGGGTATATCTATGACACCCTTTGGTTACCGCATGACGCAGAAAACAAAACTCTTGCAGCGGCAGGCAGATCGATTGAACAAATCGTTAAAAGTATGGGATACAAAACCCGAATAATCCCTAGAACGCCAATAGCTGACAGTATCAACGCTGCTAGGACTTTATTCAGAAATTGCTGGTTTGATAGGGAAAACTGCCACGATGGACTACAATGTTTGCGTCACTATCGCTACGAAGTTGACCCTGAAACTAAACAATTCAGCAAAAACCCGTTGCATGACCAATATAGCCACGGTGCGGATGCGTTCAGAATGTTAGGCTTGATGGTAAATGAGCCTAAGAAACGCGCTCCACCAAAGCCAAGTTATCAGTTGCCTAACAGTTGGATGGCCTAAATATGTCCCAATCAGATTACGATCCAATCATCGACGAAGCAAAACAGTTCCTAAAGCTCTGCAACGACGCAGAGACAATGAACCGTCAACAAGGTCTAGAAGACCTTAAATTCGTCTCTGCGGGCGAGCAATGGCCAGTTGAACTCCAAAACAGCCGAAACCTTGAATCTCGTCCTATTTTGACGATTAACAAGTTAGACGGTTATTGCAGGCAAGTCACCAACCAACAAAGACAGCAGCGCCCAAGGATTAAAGTTCATGGGATGAACACCCAAGCTAACGAAAAAACGGCTGAGGTGATCGAGGGCATCTGTCGGCACATTGAAGTCCAATCCAACGCTGATAACGCCTATGACACGGCATTTGACTATGCAGTCAGGATGGGTTGGGGCTTTATTCGGTTGATTACTAAATATGTCTCAGACGACAGTTTCGACCAAGAAATCTACATCGACGCTGTGGATAACCCGTTCACAGTTTACTTTGACCCGAACTCAACTCGGATAGACGGCTCAGACGCAGAGCGTTGCTTAATCACAACCATGATTAGCAAAGAGAAGTTCAAAGTCATGTATCCAGGCGCGGATGATGGCGGCGGCACTTCTTTTAGCCAGCGTGGAACGGGTGATTCTCAGTCCGAGTGGATCACCAAAGAGGACATTCGCGTTGCTGAGTATTACTACGCAGTGATGGAAAAGGCAAAACTGTATCAATTAAGTGATGGCACAGTGCAATTTGCTGATGGCAAAGACTTCTTCGCTCGGGTCAAGGCTGCGGGGCTTACAATCGATAATGAGCGTGAATCTTATAAACGCACGATTAAATACAAGAAACTAACCGCAATTGAAGTTTTGGAAGAACGGGATTGGCCAAGCAAATACATCCCAATCGTTCCGGTCTATGGTCGCCATGTGGTTGTAGGGGATAAACGTCACAAATTCGGTATTGTTCGCCATGCCAAAGACGCGCAGCGGATGTATAACTTCTGGCAAACCACGATTACTGAAAGCGTCGCACTGGCTCCAAAGGCTAAATGGCTGATGGCAGAGGGTCAGGATGAAGGCCACGAGAATGAATGGGCAGCGGCTAACGTTAAGTCGTTCCCTCTGCTGCGCTATAAGCAGACAGACATTGATGGCAATATAGCGCCACCGCCACAGCGCCTCCAGCCCGAGCCTCCTCCGTCTGGTGTAATGGCTGCGTCTGCTGCAATCAATCAGGATATAGCGACTTTGATGGGAATATTTGACCCATCTCAGCAGTTACCTGGAAACGTCTCCGGAAAAGCCCTAAATGGCCAACAACAACAAGTTGACCTGACTAACTTTGACTTTTACGACAACCTTACAAAATCTATCTGTCAGGTTGGCAAGATCATTCTTGATCTTATCCCCAAGATTTACGACACTCAAAGGGTTATGCGGATCATTGGTCAGGACGGAAAGCCTGATTTAGTGACGATTAATGAGGCTAAACAGGACGATCAGGGTGTTTGGCAGGTTATGCACGACATGACTGTTGGGCAATATGATGTGGTTATGGAAACCGGCCCAGGCTATAACTCTAAGCGGGAAGCTGCGGTAGAGGCCATGATGCCTTTGCTTACTGGAAACCAACAACTGTTCGGCATTGCTGGAGATTTAGTGTTCCGAAACATGGATTTCCCAGGCGCAGACATCATCGCAGACCGCCTTGCCGCCTCCAATCCGTTGGCTCAGATTGACGACAAGTCCGACATTCCTCCTCAAGTCCAGATGCAACTGGCAATGGCCAATAAGAAGGTCAAGGACATGCAACAGCAACTCCAAGCGATTGAGTTGGCTATGAAGCAGCGTCAAGACATCGAGCAGGTCAAACAGGACGCTGAGACTAAACGCACTCTGATTAAAGAGACAAACCGCGCCCATGAGATCGAATTACGGGATGCAGAGCGCCATACCGACATGAAGCTGAGAACAGATACTCAGGCTCATGACACGGTGCTCAAGACTCAAACTCAGTTGGAAGTCGAACGACTAAAGGCAGAAGTTGCTATTTTGTTAGCTCATTTAGACCGAGAAGCACTAAAAAATGCTTCAGCCGAAACAACAGAGAGAGCAATTTAATTAAATTCGTGATATAAATCACAAACCTTACCCGTCAGGTAGATGGGGAAAACCCTTGAGGAAACTCATGCAAAGTGATAAAGAAGCTGGACAAGTATTGACTAGCGAGAATGCGGCAGATTTTTATTTCGCAAAAATGGGCCTAGCTGACAAACCTGAACCCGAGGCCGTGGTAGAGGAAACTCCTACGGAGCCGGTGGAAGAAGTTACTCAGAGTGAGCCTGACGAAAAAGAGGAAGCCAAACCCACAGAGGAACGAAAGAGTAATCCAAAACTTGAAAAACGTTTTTCAGACATAACGAAACAACGTGAAGAAGCGCGTAAAGAAGCGCAACGGGAACGTGAAGCTCGGGAAAATCTGGAAAAAGAGTTAGCGGCGTTGCGTCAACAAGCCCAACCCCAGGTAAAGCCCGTTGATGCAAAGCCTCAGCCAAGTCAATTCTCTGATGCTTTTGAATACGCAGAAGCATTGGCAGAATGGTCTACTGAGCAAGCATTGGTAAAAAGAGATCAGGAAGAACGTGAACGCAGGGCCGACGAACAGCGACAAAAGGTTATTCAATCTTGGTCGCAAAAAGTGGCAGCAGCGAAAACGGAGATGCCAGATTTTGATGACATGGTGGCAAGCTCGGATGTGGTCGTCCCCGATCATGTGCGAGATGCGATTTTAGAGAGCGATGCGGGGCCGCGTATTCTTTATGAATTAGCGGACAACTCAGAGTTAGCTAAAAAAATCACTTCAATGTCGCCAAGTGCCGCGCTACGCGAGATTGGAAAGCTAGAAGCTCGTTTTGAGAGGAAAACTGAGAATGCGCCTAGTAATCCTGTGGGCAAAAGTAAAGCACCACCTCCGATCAATCCGATCAGAGCAACTGGAAATGCGATGGGTGTACAAGTAGACGCAAATGGAGCGTTTCACGGCACTTATCAAGCATGGAAAGCGGCTCGTAAGGCTGGAAAGATTCGGTAACCAAAATCTTTTTTAAGGAAATATCATGAGCAATACCTTGCTTACCATTAGCAAGATCACCAACGAAGCGTTGATGGTCTTGGAAAACGAGTTAACCTTCACTTCCGAAGTTGACCGCAACTATGATGACCAATTCGCTGTCGTTGGCGGCAAAATTGGTAACACTGTGAACGTCCGTCGTCCTGGTCGTTTCATTGGTACTACTGGCCCTGCCCTGAACGTTGAAGATTTTAACGAAACGAGCGTTCCAGTGACCTTGAGCACTCAGTTCCACGTTGACACACAGTTCACCACTCAAGACTTGGCATTGTCTTTGGACATGTTCTCTGACCGTGTTCTGAAGCCTGCCGTGGCTGCTATTGCCAACAAGATCGACCGTGATGGTTTGTCCTTGGCTGCTTTGCAAACCGCCAACATCGTTGGTACTGCTGGCACTCCTCCCACTGGTCTGATTACTTATCTGACTGCTGGTGCTTACCTTGACAGCGAAGGCGCTCCTCGTGATGGCCGTCGTTCATGTATCGTCGAACCCTTCACCTCTGCAACTATCGTTGACAGCTTGAAAGGTTTGTTCGTTCCTCAAGAAGCAATCGGCGAGCAGTACCGTAAAGGTCTGATGGGTCGTGACAGCGCTGGCGTAAACTGGAAGTTGGATCAGAACGTTGTCTCTCAGACATTCGGTTCTTGGTCTGCTAACACCATTGCTTGCAACGTAACCACCGCTACTGGCTTCTTGACTTCTGGTTGGGCACAGTACAGCACCATTCAGTTGACCGCATCTGCCGCTTCTACCCTGAACGCTGGCGACGTGTTCACTATCCCTGGTGTGTACGCTGTTAACCCACAAAACCGTCAAAGCTACGGCAAACTGCGTAACTTCGTGGTTCAGTCTACTACTGCTGTTGGCACTTCTGCTACTAACGTAGTGGTAAGCCCTGCCATCATCTCTGGTGGTCAGTTCCAAAACGTGAGCATCACTTCTACTGGTTCGCAAAACATCACAGCGTTTAACAACACTGGCGTGTCTAGCCCCCAGAACATCATGATGCACCGCAATGCCTTTACCTTGGCAGTGGCTGACCTTGAGTTGCCTGATGGCGTTCACTTCGCTGGTCGTGCAAGCGATAAGGAAATCGGTCTGTCGATGCGTGTTGTTCGTCAATACACTATCAACAACGACTCTATTCCCACTCGTTTGGATGTGTTGTATGGTTGGGCTCCTCTGTATCCAGAGTTGGCTTGCCGTATTGCAGCTTAAACCTCTTTTTTTAAGGAATTATCATGTCTAATCCAGGCCCATCGAGTACCAC